TCTCGGTTGATGACGCCCATGGAGACGGACGGCTGCTGCTGAACGTGGACGCCGTAGCGAAGCGCAACCCATGCGTTGACGGTCGCGTCATGGCCGAGCACCAGATGCATCAGAGCGCGCCCCCGGTCTCTGCCATCACCAGAAACCCGTTGATGACTAGACTTTCCTCCACCGACCCGTTAGCGCCCCACGTGGACGCGCCCCACGTGGCCGTGCTCCACTCGCCACCGGCAACCGAAGCGTCGAATCCCACCCGGCCGACGAACTTGATCGAGCCAAACGCTCCGATGCCGGCCATGCCGATCCAGTCAGACGACACGTTGACCGATGAGCCGAACAGCGCCATGCCGAACACGGCCGTGCCGAACTGCGCCGACGTTGGCAGGGCCGCGAACGAGCCCGGCGAGAGTACCGAGGTCTCGAAAAAATCCGTGCTGATGCCGATCTGTGGCCGGTAAGCGCCCGTGCCGGTCAGCAACGCGCGGCACTGGAGCCAGCGCTTCGTCTGCGCCGTGCCAAGCGCCGTGTAGGCGGTTTGCCCCGTGGCCGTGATGGGCTGATCGAAGTCCAGGCTCCCTGTGTCCGCCTTGAACACGGTTCCTGTGTTGCCGCCGAAGTAAAGGTTGTCATCGTAGACCAACCAGCAATTGGCGTTGTGGCTGTCGAACTCGCACCACGCGCCCGTGAGGGTGTTCATCACGTACTGACTGGACGCGCTGTTCTCGCTGCTCGGGATGTTGACGACCAGCCGCGTGCCGCGCGGATAGACGATCGCTTCCCAGCCCCACACCGACGCGTAAGAACGCGCCGCGCTGTTGAAGGCCGGCGAGATGTTGGCCGTGAGCGCGACGCGGTTGGCTTGGCTCTGGTCAACCGACAGCAGTTGCGAGAGCGGAAACACGCCCTCGAGCGTGATCAGCGCAAGATCTGCGCCGTACTTGACGAAGCACCGCCGGCCGATCGGGGCTGGCACGTCATAGGTGCCGACGAGAGACCACGTGTTGGCGCTGGCCGGGTCTGTGCCCTGGTATAGAGCAACCTGCCCCTCGCTCGAGATGAACACCGCATAGTCATCGGGCCCGGATCCGCCGTCCCGAGACCATGTGCCCATGGCCACCAGATAACCGCCGCGCGTGAACACGCTCCCGAGCGCGAACGCCGTGGCCGCGCCCGCAACGGCATCAGTGGCGAGATAGTACGCCGTAAGGCTGTCGTTGATCGTAAACCACAGCCGCTTTTTATGGCTGTTGACGTGGACAATGCTAGTCCCCGTCACTCCGGTGAGCGATGGCGTGGCCCACACCGAGCCGTTGTAGTGGCGTGGATCGTCAGCACCGTTGCAGATCCAAAGATAGTGACCGGCGCCCGTCGTGATGTTGACGTGCTGCCAGCGCGCGTTGTTGAGCCCTGTGAGCGACGAACTGGCCGCTGTCGAAGGCGTCGTCACGTCATAAATGGCCGTGCCTGCTGCCGCGAACATTTTGGACGATGCGGGGCCCCTCCAAGCCATCAGGCTTTCGACCGGGGACGTATCCGTGGCCACATCGTAAGCGTGCCGGACATAGCCGCGCCGGATCTCGCCGTATCCGGGGCGCGGAAACCAGTTTTTCAGCTGGACCGCTCTGTCTTCCGGCATAGCCGACAGCGGCGACGCTGCGTCCCAGCCGCCGACCGGAAACGGCAGCGGACGGGTCCGGGCGACGGGGCGGCGTCTGGCGTTGGGGCGAAGCGGAGCGCGCTGCAGCATCAGGTGAGCGACCAGTTCCCATCAGCTATGGAAGGATCGGACAAGGTGGTCCCAGGCTGGTTGCCGAGATCGAGGATGCGCATGCCGCCATCGTTGGCTTTGCGCTCACTGACAGCTTCTTCGTACGAGCGGAACGCCTCGGAATAGTCAAGACCGCGGGCCCGCAGGAACCGCCACACGACACCGAGCGACACCAATTCTTCGTCCAGAAAGGTAATGTCGTCGTCGTTGGCCCATTTGAGCGCCGTGGCCGACGTGTCGGCGGCGAGCCCGCACCAGTACCTCGACACGTACTCAAACGCGATTGTCTCAGCCGCCGTAGGTGTCGGCGTGAGCCGCAGATAGTTGCCGCGGATGTAGACCGCCGTCCATGTGCCTACCGTCAGATTGGCTTGCATCTGCTGCCAACGCTGCGGCGTGATCGGTCCCACCACCAGCCGGTCTTGAGTCCGATTGTACATGGTGCCCTCCAACAGCCGATCAAAATCGGTTGGAAGGGCATAGGCGACCGTTCCGTTGACGGTCGCAAAGGTGTGCTCGTTGGTGATGCGCTGCCAGGCGTGCCGGCGGGCCAGCTCGACGCCCTCCTGATTAGAGAGCGAGAGCATCATGCGAACGTTAGGCTCGCTCGACGAAATGACCGCGGTCGGGCTCGGAATGCCGATCCGGTCGGCTGCCGCCTGGATGATGGTCAGCAGGCTCATGTGGTCAGGTGCTCACGGGCTCGTCAGCGGCATCTTTCGGCGGCCGGCCACGGCGCGGGGCGGCAACGGCCTGCAGCGCCTCGAGTTCGCGCATGCGAATGAGGTTCTTGGCCGCCTGCCACGAGGTCAATCCGCCCATGCCGAGCGACTTCGCCGCCGCTTCGTCGAGCGCGGCCAGTTCCTCGGCCGTGCGAACGCCCTTCAGCCGGTAGCCGAGCGCAACGTTGTTATCGACGCCAGGGACGTCCGTCAGCGGCGAGCCCTCGATCGGGATTTCCTGATTGCCGGCGCTGTAGGCGGCCCAATCCTTGGCAAACCGCTCCGTATCGGCCGGCGTCACCTTGCGGACCACGGTGTTGGTATCACCGATGATGCTGATCTCGATGTAGTCGCGGCCGGACTCGCCGCGGAAAAACTTGGCTCTTACTTTGCCGAGCGCTTCGGTCATGAATCACCTCAGTTGTGGCCGGGCGAGACCATCCCGCCCGGCCGGTTGTCGTCACTCAGGGAAATGGCACAGCACAATGCGAGCCGACGCATCGACTGCAACGGCGCAAATGTGATCGGTCGTTGCAGCCGTCACGTCGAGCGTGCCGTCCGTGGCTCCGGTGGGCGTGAGCGGGTCACCGTCGACGCCAGCCGTGAGAGCAGTGGTAAGCGTCGCCTGACCCGTGATCTGGATCCAGCAATACTGACCATCGGTCGGAGCCGACTGCAGCACGCCTGCGCCGATCTCCGCAGAGTCTGACAGGTCCGACGTGACGACGTGCACCTGTCCAGCCGACGCACCAGAAACGGCGTAGACGTAGCAGACATTTCCGGCCACGGCTGCGACCGCGCCAGCGCCTGTGTCGTACTGAACATACTTGTACTTTTTGGTGCCCTGCGACGTGGTAAGCGAGGCAACCGTGCCAAGCGCGAACTCGGCTGTTGACGTCGCCTCAGCGACGTTGATGGAAGACAGAAAGGACATAGGTGGAGTCTCCTGTTGCGTGGGGCTGGATCAGGCGCAGATCACAGCCTGACGCTCGCGGTTGGAAATGGTCATGTTCCCGGCCGCGTACATCGGCATGACCACGGCGTCCTGATTCACGCTGGCCTTGTCCGGGGCCGGCTTCATCCACCGACCACGCGCTTTGCGCATGAACAGATAATCGGTGTTCAGGAAGTACATCCGCGTTGCTGCGCACTGGTCATCGTAGACCACCGGGGTGTTGCCGCCGTAGGCGTAGGCGATGTTCGTGAAGCCGGCGCCCGCGCCCTTGGTGTCGGTGAACCGCTGGTTCGCCTGCAGCGACTCGAGGTAGTGCAGAAAATAGGTCTGCCCGGCACAGATGATGTCGGGCATGTCCGTGCCGCGGATCGTGTTGATCCAGGCGCGGTTCATGGCCGCCTGAATCGTCGTTGCCGACGCGGTGATAGAAAGCGCCGAGAAGTCGTAAACGTAGTTGCGCCACCACGAATAGGTCGTGCCGCTGATGCCGCCGACCGTGTTCGTATTGGTGTCCGCCACGAGCAGCTGAAGCCCGCCGAACTCTTTGCCCGCCGAGCCCGTACCGTCAGCATAGATCGCCGTGGCCACGGTGTTTGTGAGGCTTTTCTTCAGGTTCTTCATGCGGGAGCTGAGCAGGTTGTGCACCGCCTCGCGGCCGCTGTTCTGAATTTCCTCGAGACCCGTGATCGTGACGTTGCCGGCGAGCTGCTTGTAGTTGAACTCAGCGGCCGTCATGGTCTCGGAGGCGTCAATGCGCAGTGGCTCAGCGCCCGCGTACCACATAACGTTCGGGTTCTCGGCGTACTCGAGTTCTTGGACGATAGTGCGTCCAGTCGCCTCCTTGCCGTTGCCCTTGCGCTCGATCTGCTTGAGCAGGGCGTTGTGGTTCGTGATGTTGTCCGCGATCTCGCCGGAGTAGCCCTGCAAGGTCGTGGTGATGAGGTCGGTGAAGGATGAGTTAGGTGACGGCATAGCTCAATGGTTCCTATTGGATGCCTGCTTGGTCGAGCGCCGCAGATATGATCGCATCCAGCCCACCCGCTTTCGTCACGCCGCCCGGAGCCACGCCGTTCGTGCGAACGGGAGCGGCTTTGCGGGCTTTCGACAGGGCGGCTTGCTTCGCAGCGTCAGCAGCACTCAGCCGGCGGGTGATCTCCTGAGAGATGCGGTCCTCGATCGGCTTCACGGCGATGCTGTAGGCATCCTCCATCGTGTTGGCCTTGCCCTCCTTCAGAAGCTGACCCATGGTCGCGCGAACCTCATTGAAATGAGGATATTTTGGCGAGCCATCGGCATTGGTCTGGGAGCTAAAGGCGTGGATGGTGGAAGCCAGTTTCTGCTGCTCAACGTAGCTAGTTTGCGCTTCATACGCTTGCAGTTTCGCTTCAAGCAGTGAGACCTTGTTGGTCAGGTCATGAACGACCGGATACGCCTGCCCCATGGGGCTCATGGGATCGGCGAACGGGTCTGGCTCGGGAGGGGCGAACGGCACACCGATTTGCTGGGCAAGTTGCGCGAACAGCTGCACCTTCTCCGCGTAGGGCGCGAACTGCAGCCGATGATCCATGTCAAGCACGTGCGCCACGTAGGCCGCCGGATCTGGCGTAACCTGTCGGATGCGATGCTCATGGGGCTGCAGAGCGTTGACCAGCGGGCGGGCGGCGTTGACGGCCTGCTCGTACTCGGCAATGCGCTCGGAATAAAAACGGTCGCGGCCCTGCACCACGTCGAGCGCGATCTTCTGCGCCTCTGGGGGAAGAGCTTTGAACTGCTGCACCTGCTCCGGCGCCCATCCCCGGAAGTGCCCCTCGGAAATCTCCGGCTGGGCTTCTGGCTTCGGCGCGGTACTCGCTACAACGGGCGCGGTCTCGGATGTCCCCTCGGGGGGAGCCTCGCCGGCCTCGGATGGGGTGGGCTCGCCTGCCTTTGGGGCAAAGCGGCCTTTCTCGTCTCGTGCACGGTCGCCGGACGGCTCGCTTTCAGCCTCATCCAGCGCCTTGC